GTTTTATGTTATATTGTTTCATAGTGTTTTTTCTTTTGTTTTTCATTGTTTATACGTCCATATTACACTATAAATAAGTGAAAGTCAAGCAAAAAATGTCAAAAAAATCAATTATTTTACTCATTTGTTCACTATTTGTTCTCATTTTTTTAACAAATTGTGTAAAAAGTTGCAAAATTGCACCAGATTTAGAGCAAATAGGCGAATCAGCGTTGAAAAATCAGAAAAATTTGTCGGAAACCGAGTTAAGAGCGATAAAAGGACGTTGTAATTTTTAGATAAATAGAGATATGAAAGAATATTGTCAAAATTGCGGACATATTTGCCATTGTAAAGGGTATTGTTTACAAAATTATGGCGAAAAAAACGAAACTGTGTGTTGTACTCAATGCCGACACAAGGAAAATGAAGAAAAAATCGAAGATATAACAGCATTATTTAATGGAGCATAAAAAATGAGCAAATTAAGAGAATTTATTTTTAAAAACGACAAAGGTGAAGAAAAAAAAGTTGAAGCAATGAGTTTAAAACGTGCAATTAAGTCAGTTCAGACAAATTTTAAAGAAAAAATCATATCAGGAGAGTGGATTTCTAAAAGAGGTGTAGAAATGACTGGTTTTTTCAAAATTCCACTTGGTCGTAAAAAGAAATTGAGTAGATAATGCCTGCTGTTTGTAGAGTTGGTGATAGTTTGTCAACAGGACACGCTTGTACAGGCACAACAACGATTGCCTCATCAAATACAAACGGAACAGTCAAAGTAAATGGTATAAATGTCATAGTTGTAGGCGCTCCTACAGTATCACACCCAGCACCACCTAATCCACCTTGTCCTCCACACGTTAGATTTTTAAATGTTGGTTCTTCTACAGTAAGAGTAAATAGTATTGCTGTAGGAAGAATAGGAGATAGTGCAGATTCAGGTGCAATGATTTCAGGTTCTTCAAATGTTTTTGTTGGATAACGTATAAATATTACTGTTATGCCAAACTATGATGCTAGTAGCACCAATAATTCTAAACGATCAACTAGAATCTATAAAGATTTAGATTTAAACTTTGGTCGAAATGTTGTTACAAATGATGTTAATAAATTAACAGACGTTGAGGCAGTAAAAAGAAGTGTTAGAAATTTAATTAACACAAATCATTATGAGAGACCTTTTCATCCTGAAATAGGAAGTGATGTAAGAGCAATGTTGTTTGAACCAATGACACCATTAACTGCTCTTAACTTACAAAGAAAAGTTGCTGAGGTAATTAATAATTTTGAACCGAGAGTTAATTTAGTTCAAATATTAGCAACACCAGATTTAGATAGAAACAGTTATCATTTAAGAATTATGTTTTATGTTGTTGGTGTACCAGAACCAGTTACAGTAGAAACATTTTTAGAAAGATTAAGATAAAATGGCAAGTAACAAACTCGTAGTATCAGATTTAGATTTTGATAATATAAAAAGTAATTTAAAAGCATTCTTACAAGATCAACCAGAATTTTCAGATTATAATTTTGAAGGTTCAGGTTTTGCTGTTTTGTTAGATGTACTTGCCTATAATACTCACTACTTAGGATTTAATGCCAATATGTTGGCAAACGAAGTTTACCTTGATAGTGCAGACATAAGAAAAAATATTGTTTCATTAGCAAAGATGTTAGGATATACTCCTTCATCTGTAAGAGCACCATCGGCAAATATTTCAATTGTTGTAAACAACGCAACAGGATCCTCTTTGACAATGGATAAAGGAACAACTTTTACCTCTACAGTTGACGGCACAACTTATCAATTTGTTACAAACCAAGAATCAACAATTACTCCTTTAGACGGAGTTTATAGATTTTCAGATATTAGTATTTACGAAGGTACTTTAGTAACCTATCGTTATACAGTTGATAGTACAGACGTTGACCAAAAGTTTATTATACCAAGTGTAAATGCTGATACATCAACTTTAAAAGTTACAGTTCAAAATTCTTCAGTTGACGCTACTTCAAGTGTTTACACATTAGCAACAGGAGTACGATCACTTGACAATACATCAAAAGTTTATTTCTTACAAGAAACAGATACAGGTAAATTTCAAATTTATTTTGGTGATGGTGTATTAGGTAGAAAGTTATCCGACGGTAATATTGTAATATTAGAATATGTTGTTACAAACAAAGAAGAGGCAAACGGCGCTGCTACATTTACTTTATCAAGTTCAATAGATGGTTTTTCAAATGTATCTATTACAACTAATTCAGTTGCACAAGGTGGTTCTGAAGCAGAATCAAAAGAGTCAATTCGTTTTAATGCACCATTACAATATGCAGCTCAAGACCGTGCTGTAACAGCAACTGATTACGAAACTTTAGTTAGATCATTATATCCTAACGCATTATCAATTAGTGCTTGGGGTGGTGAAGAAGATGAAACACCAATTTACGGTGTTGTAAAAATTTCAATTAAAGCGGCATCAGGTTCTACTTTAACTAATCAAACAAAAACAGAAATTGTTAATTCGCTAAGACAATATAATATTGCTTCTGTTAGACCAGTTATTGTTGATCCAGAAACAGTAAGTGTTATTCTAAATTCAACTGTAAGGTTTGATTCTAAATTAACAACTAAAACTGCTGCTACAATTAAATCTGAAGTTATTTCTTCTTTAACAAACTACAATACAAACATCTTACAAAGATTTGACGGTATCTTTAGATATTCAAAAGTAACAGGTCTTATAGATGACGCTGACGCAAGTATTGTTTCAAACATTACAACTGTTAGAGTAAGAAAATCTTTTACTCCTATTTTAAATACTTCTACTCGTTATGACGTTTATTTTAGAAACGCATTTTATAATCCACACACAGGTCACAACGCTGATATGGGTGGTATTTTATCTTCATCAGGATTTAAAATAGATGGCAATAACAATGAAATGTTTTTAGATGATGATGGATCAGGTAATATTAGAAGATATTATTTTGACGGCGGTGTTAGAGTTTATGCAAACAACACACAAGGAACTGTAAACTATACTACAGGTCAAGTAACATTAAATTCATTGAACATAACTTCCATTTCAAATATTAGAGGATCATCTTCCTCAGTAATAGAAATAACAGTAGTACCTAATTCAAACGATATTGTTCCAGTAAGAAATACAATTGTAGAAATTGATATTGCTAATTCAACTGTAACTGTAGAAAAAGATACTTTTATTGGTGGAGGTAACGAGGCAGGAGTAGGATATACAACTCCGACAAGTTATTAATGTTCAATGGCAAAATTTAATGATAAAATTTCAACACTCATTAATAGTCAATTACCTGATTTCGTAATTGATGACCACCCACAGTTTGCTAAATTTCTAAAAATCTATTTTACATTTATGGAATCTGCCGAGTTGCAGGTTACTAGTGTACAAACTACAGATGGTATATTATTAGAAACAGAAACTAACCAAGAAAATTTATTATTATTAGACGCTGGTGGTTTAGGTTCAGAAAGAACACAATTAGATTCTGGTGATAAAGTTATATTAGAAAGTTCTGCTTTTGGTAAATTTACAAAAGGCGAAACAATCACAGGTCAAACTTCAAAAGCAACTTCTACCGTTCTTGCTGAAGATTTAGTAAACAATAGATTATATATTTCATCACAAGATAAATTTATTAATGGTGAAACAATATTAGGTAGTTCTTCAAACGCAAGTGCTGTTATCAACGGTTATCGACCTAATCCAGTTACTACAATTCAACAATTAGTAAATCATAAAGATCCAGACAAAGTAATAGAATTTTATCTTAATAAATTTAGAGATGAATTTTTAGCAACATTACCTGAATTATTAGATGATGAAGTTGAAAGAAGAAACTTAATTAAAAATATTAAATCACTTTACAGATTAAAAGGTACAAGTAAAGGACACGAAATATTTTTTAGAATATTATTTAATGAACCAGCAGAAACAAAATATCCAAGAGAACAATTATTAAGAGTTTCAGATGGTAAATGGAATACTAAAAAAGTTATTCGTGCAATAGATGATTCTACAAATACAGAAAATACAAACTTATTAATAGGTAGAACAATTACAGGACAAACTTCAGGTGCAACAGCAGTTGTTGAAAATGTTTTTAGATATGCTTTTGGTGGAGATAAAGTTTCTGAATTTATTGTTAATCCAGATACAATAGTAGGAACATTTCAAATAGATGAAGTCATAAGAGGAACATCATCCGATTTAACAGATAGATTTATCAAAGCAAGTATTACAGGTATTCCTTCTACAAAAACAATTACAAATGACGGTGCCTTAAATGACGCAACAGACACAATTACTTTAACAGGTGGTGGTCAAGGTGCTTTATTTGCAATTAACGGAATTGGTTCTGGTAAAATCACAGACATTATTATAGACAATGCAGGATTTGACTTTGATATAGGAGATGACTTAGTATTTAATAATACAGGCACACAAGGGTCAGGTGCAGAAGCATTTATTTCAGTTGTAAACGGTGGTATTACTCCTGAAGACGGATTATCAGACGCAGAAAATTTATTTGCAGACACAAATGTTTATCCTAACGGACCTGTAATCAGATATGATGAAGTTACTTTTCAAGCAGGATTTACTTCAGCAGATTTACAAGTCGGTGCTACTTTATTAGGACAAACTTCAGGTGCAACAGCAACAATAGGAAACGTAGGAACAACACAACACGATCCTTATGATATTTACCTATCTGGTTA